ATGAACGCCCTGATCGACCAACTGACCGCCCTGAGGTTGCACGGAATGGCAGCTTGCGCACATGATTTGCTGTCCGCGCGCAAGCCACCAAGTCTGACCACAGCGATAAAGCAACTGATCGACGCGGAGACTGTAGAGCGGCGGGCGCGCTCTATCCAGTATCAAATGAGGATCGCGAAGTTCCCCCATCATAAGGACTTCGCCACCTTCGATTATGGTGCTGCCGCCATCACCCAGACCCAGATCGAACCGTTCTGCACAGGGCAGTTCACCCAAGAGGCGCACAACCTCATCCTGGTGGGCGGAACCGGCACCGGCAAAACCCATATCGCCATCGCTTTGGGCACCACCCTGATCACCAACGGCAAGAAGGCACGCTTCTTCAACGCCGTCGATCTGATCAACGCCCTGATCAAGGAACAGGCCGAGGGCAATGCCGGGAAGATCATCCGGCAACTCTCGGCTCTGGATTGCGTCATCATCGACGAGCTGGGCTACATCCCGTTCCCCAAGTCTGGCGGAGCATTGCTGTTCCATCTGATCAGCAAGCTCTACGAGAAAACCAGCGTCATCATCACCACCAACCTGGAGTTCGGAGAGTGGGTCTCGGTCTTTGGCGATGCCAAGATGACCACCGCGCTGCTGGATCGCGTCACCCACCATTGCGCAATCATCGAAACCGGCAACACGTCCTATCGCTTTGCTCAGAGCAAAAGCCGCAGAGAAAAGTAACCGTCCCGAAAGCAAAGCCCCCAGACGGACTCGCTATATGAGGGCGGCCCGCCTGGGGGCTTTGCGCCACATGGGGTGGGTCAATTTTAAATGCTGAAACCGGGTCAACTTTGAACGCTCATTGACAAGGTGTGGAATAAAACACTAGTTCGCTGTGACTGCGTGAATATTGACTTTTCGAAATCAAATGACGTGGCCGCTTCCTCTGAAAGCGTTGTTTGCGAGATTGACAGTTTTATTCCCTTTCTCCAGCTTATCCCTCAGGAGAAGTAGAATAGATCGTCGGCTAAGACGCCTCTATAATCAGTACCTTCAATAGGCGAAGAAGCGACGAATATGTTAGGATCGTATTCATACCGCAATCTTTCGGTTTCCAACTCTACTATTGACGTGTCCTCTTCGCTAACACCATGAGAAACATTATCGTCAGTTCCGGCAAAAACAAAATCGTCAGCTTGGACGACTACGCTAGCACTGTCGCGCATGAAACTACCTGACGTTGTATTTGGCAACTCAACAGTGCTCCCTTCTGCGGGGGGCGGTGGTGGCGCGTCAATAGATTGTTCGTAGATACTGCCATTCTCATCCCATGTGAGCACGATGGAACCATTGGGATATTGGTCAAGATCGAAGGTCGATGACCCCTCGGCCAAAATCAAAGTGGCATCCGTAAGGGCACTGCCATCCAGCGCAAAGCTCTGCACTGCCAAATTGCTCTCGCCATCAACAAGTGTCCACCAGGCTACGGCAATCCCTCCGCCCTCAAGAAGGATCACCTTCCCTCCTTCGGCGCCAAACATATTTGTTGTCTGAGTACCGAGATCCAGCGTGCCTTCAGTGCCAATCACCGTGCCATCACTTGCGTAATGCTGGAACCGGAACTCGGTTTCATTATGCTCCCACAGCGCCATAAACCCGCCGTCAGCCATTGCCACAAGTTCAGGGTCCTTTTGGGAGCCGATCACCTCTGTGTTGATGTGGAATTCCATACCAACAGGGGCTCCGTTTGCATCATAAATCTGACCAAAAATCCCATAGCTACCGTCTCCGCCCCACACACCACCTGGAGAGGCCCAAGCTACGACAAACCCGCCATCGGCGAGCTCAACAATCGAAGGATCCCGCTGGCTAGACCCCTGTGCCGTGTTGGCCAGAAAGGGATCCCCAAGCGCCAAGCCATCTGCTCCGTAGCGCTGCACAAAGACGCCGTGCCCGCTGCTGTCCGGGGCAACCCATGACAAGATGAACCCGCCATCCGATGTTGATGTGACCGTGACTGGGTTGTCTCGGGAGTACCGTGCATCGCCAAACGTAAACTCATCCCCAATACTTGTACCGTCAGGGTCAATAATCTGACCGCGCTGGACATGGTCGTAAACCTCCCAGGTAACCAACACACGCCCGTTGGCCAGCAAGGTCGCTTCGGGCTCCCATTGACGGCTTAAAGTGGTCGTATTGATTTGAAAGGCCTGCCCCACCTCGGACCCCATGGCATCATAACGCTGCCCATAAATGCCGCTACCGGACCAGACCAACAGCTTGCCGCCATCAGGCAAAACAACCACAGATGGATCTTGGACGTAGAGACTGGTCGGCAACAACTCAACAGTGCTCCCTTCTGCGGGGGGCGGTGGTGGCGCGTCAATAGATTGTTCGTAGATACTGCCATTCTCATCCCATGTGAGCACGATGGAGCCATTGGGATATTGGTCAAGATCGAAGGTCGATGACCCCTCGGCCAAAATCAAAGTGGCATCCGTAAGGGCACTGCCATCCAGCGCAAAGCTCTGCACTGCCAAATTGCTCTCGCCATCAACAAGTGTCCGCCAGGCTACGGCAATCCCTCCGCCCTCAAGAAGGATCACCTTCCCTCCTTCGGCGCCAAACATATTTGTTGTCTGAGTACCGAGATCCAGCGTGCCTTCAGTGCCAATCACCGTGCCATCACTTGCGTAATGCTGGAACCGGAACTCGGTTTCATTATGCTCCCACAGCGCCATAAACCCGCCGTCAGCCATTGCCACAAGTTCAGGGTCCTTTTGGGAGCCGATCACCTCTGTGTTGATGTGGAATTCCATACCAACAGGGGCTCCGTTTGCATCATAAATCTGACCAAAAATCCCATAGCTACCGTCTCCGCCCCACACACCACCTGGAGAGGCCCAAGCTACGACAAACCCGCCATCGGCGAGCTCAACAATCGAAGGATCCCGCTGGCTAGACCCCTGTGCCGTGTTGGCCAGAAAGGGATCCCCAAGCGCCAAGCCATCTGCTCCGTAGCGCTGCACAAAGACGCCGTGCCCGCTGCTGTCCGGGGCAACCCATGACAAGATGAACCCGCCATCCGATGTTGATGTGACCGTGACTGGGTTGTCTGCGGAGTACCGTGCATCGCCAAACGTAAACTCATCCCCAATACTTGTACCGTCAGGGTCAATAATCTGACCGCGCTGGACATGGTCGTTAACCTCCCAGGTAACCAACACACGCCCGTTGGCCAGCAAGGTCGCTTCGGGCTCCCATTGACGGCTCAAAGTGGTCGTATTGATTTGAAAGGCCTGCCCCACCTCGGACCCCATGGCATCATAACGCTGCCCATAAATGCCGCTACCGGACCAGACCAACAGCTTGCCGCCATCAGGCAAAACAACCACAGATGGATCTTGGACGTAGAGACTGGTCGGCAACAACTCAACAGTGCTCCCTTCTGCGGGGGGCGGTGGTGGCGCGTCAATAGATTGTTCGTAGATACTGCCATTCTCATCCCATGTGAGCACGATGGAGCCATTGGGATATTGGTCAAGATCGAAGGTCGATGACCCCTCGGCCAAAATCAAAGTGGCATCCGTAAGGGCACTGCCATCCAGCGCAAAGCTCTGCACTGCCAAATTGCTCTCGCCATCAACAAGTGTCCACCAGGCTACGGCAATCCCTCCGCCCTCAAGAAGGATCACCTTTCCTCCTTCGGCGCCAAACATATTTGTTGTCTGAGTACCGAGATCCAGCGTGCCTTCAGTGCCAATCACCGTGCCATCACTTGCGTAATGCTGGAACCGGAACTCGGTTTCATTATGCTCCCACAGCGCCATAAACCCGCCGTCAGCCATTGCCACAAGTTCAGGGTCCTTTTGGAAGCCGATCACCTCTGTGTTGATGTGGAATTCCATACCAACAGGGGCTCCGTTTGCATCATAAATCTGACCAAAAATCCCATAGCTACCGTCTCCGCCCCACACACCACCTGGAGAGGCCCAAGCTACGACAAACCCGCCATCGGCGAGCTCAACAATCGAAGGATCCCGCTGGCTAGACCCCTGTGCCGTGTTGGCCAGAAAGGGATCCCCAAGCGCCAAGCCATCTGCTCCGTAGCGCTGCACAAAGACGCCGTGCCCGCTGCTGTCCGGGGCAACCCATGACAAGATGAACCCGCCATCCGATGTTGATGTGACCGTGACTGGGTTGTCTCGGGAGTACCGTGCATCGCCAAACGTAAACTCATCCCCAATACTTGTACCGTCAGGGTCAATAATCTGACCGCGCTGGACATGGTCGTAAACCTCCCAGGTAACCAACACACGCCCGTTGGCCAGCAAGGTCGCTTCGGGCTCCCATTGACGGCTTAAAGTGGTCGTATTGATTTGAAAGGCCTGCCCCACCTCGGACCCCATGGCATCATAACGCTGCCCATAAATGCCGCTACCGGACCAGACCAACAGCTTGCCGCCATCAGGCAAAACAACCACAGATGGATCTTGGACGTAGAGACTGGTCGGCAACAACTCAACAGTGCTCCCTTCTGCGGGGGGCGGTGGTGGCGCGTCAATAGATTGTTCGTAGATACTGCCATTCTCATCCCATGTGAGCACGATGGAGCCATTGGGATATTGGTCAAGATCGAAGGTCGATGACCCCTCGGCCAAAATCAAAGTGGCATCCGTAAGGGCACTGCCATCCAGCGCAAAGCTCTGCACTGCCAAATTGCTCTCGCCATCAACAAGTGTCCGCCAGGCTACGGCAATCCCTCCGCCCTCAAGAAGGATCACCTTCCCTCCTTCGGCGCCAAACATATTTGTTGTCTGAGTACCGAGATCCAGCGTGCCTTCAGTGCCAATCACCGTGCCATCACTTGCGTAATGCTGGAACCGGAACTCGGTTTCATTATGCTCCCACAGCGCCATAAACCCGCCGTCAGCCATTGCCACAAGTTCAGGGTCCTTTTGGAAGCCGATCACCTCTGTGTTGATGTGGAATTCCATACCAACAGGGGCTCCGTTTGCATCATAAATCTGACCAAAAATCCCATAGCTACCGTCTCCGCCCCACACACCACCTGGAGAGGCCCAAGCTACGACAAACCCGCCATCGGCGAGCTCAACAATCGAAGGATCCCGCTGGCTAGACCCCTGTGCCGTGTTGGCCAGAAAGGGATCCCCAAGCGCCAAGCCATCTGCTCCGTAGCGCTGCACAAAGACGCCGTGCCCGCTGCTGTCCGGGGCAACCCATGACAAGATGAACCCGCCATCCGATGTTGATGTGACCGTGACTGGGTTGTCTGCGGAGTACCGTGCATCGCCAAACGTAAACTCATCCCCAATACTTGTACCGTCAGGGTCAATAATCTGACCGCGCTGGACATGGTCGTAAACCTCCCAGGTAACCAACACACGCCCGTTGGCCAGCAAGGTCGCTTCGGGCTCCCATTGACGGCTCAAAGTGGTCGTATTGATTTGAAAGGCCTGCCCCACCTCGGACCCCATGGCATCATAACGCTGCCCATAAATGCCGCTACCGGACCAGACCAACAGCTTGCCGCCATCAGGCAAAACAACCACAGATGGATCTTGGACGTAGAGACTGGTCGGCAACAACTCAACAGTGCTCCCTTCTGCGGGGGGCGGTGGTGGCGCGTCAATAGATTGTTCGTAGATACTGCCATTCTCATCCCATGTGAGCACGATGGAGCCATTGGGATATTGGTCAAGATCGAAGGTCGATGACCCCTCGGCCAAAATCAAAGTGGCATCCGTAAGGGCACTGCCATCCAGCGCAAAGCTCTGCACTGCCAAATTGCTCTCGCCATCAACAAGTGTCCACCAGGCTACGGCAATCCCTCCGCCCTCAAGAAGGATCACCTTTCCTCCTTCGGCGCCAAACATATTTGTTGTCTGAGTACCGAGATCCAGCGTGCCTTCAGTGCCAATCACCGTGCCATCACTTGCGTAATGCTGGAACCGGAACTCGGTTTCATTATGCTCCCACAGCGCCATAAACCCGCCGTCAGCCATTGCCACAAGTTCAGGGTCCTTTTGGAAGCCGATCACCTCTGTGTTGATGTGGAATTCCATACCAACAGGGGCTCCGTTTGCATCATAAATCTGACCAAAAATCCCATAGCTACCGTCTCCGCCCCACACACCACCTGGAGAGGCCCAAGCTACGACAAACCCGCCATCGGCGAGCTCAACAATCGAAGGATCCCGCTGGCTAGACCCCTGTGCCGTGTTGGCCAGAAAGGGATCCCCAAGCGCCAAGCCATCTGCTCCGTAGCGCTGCACAAAGACGCCGTGCCCGCTGCTGTCCGGGGCAACCCATGACAAGATGAACCCGCCATCCGATGTTGATGTGACCGTGACTGGGTTGTCTGCGGAGTACCGTGCATCGCCAAACGTAAACTCATCCCCAATACTTGTACCGTCAGGGTCAATAATCTGACCGCGCTGGACATGGTCGTAAACCTCCCAGGTAACCAACACACGCCCGTTGGCCAGCAAGGTCGCTTCGGGCTCCCATTGACGGCTTAAAGTGGTCGTATTGATTTGAAAGGCCTGCCCCACCTCGGACCCCATGGCATCATAACGCTGCCCATAAATGCCGCTACCGGACCAGACCAACAGCTTGCCGCCATCAGGCAAAACAACCACAGATGGATCTTGGACGTGCCCGTTTAAATCAAAAGAAAAAATGCTATCCGACACAATAATCTCTCCGCAATAAATGATCGCATGCTCACCGCAAAAAGTTAATTCTTCGTGAAACGCGCTAGGAATTTTCAGCGATATCAACGCCCCAAGTTATGTTATGAATTTTATAGAGCATACTATCAATCTAGACGAATCATTACTCTGTCGCCCGACACGCTGTCTCTCTTGCACAGATTATTCAGTCCCTCGCGAAGGCTTTGTTGCGCAAATCCTATGAAGGTCGTGCATCACCGGTCTCTTCTTCCGGCGCAAAGCGCGGATCGCGCAGCCATTTGTGGATCAGGTTGGTGTTCATCGAATACCGACGCGCCACCTGCGCAACAGAAACACACGGTGCCCGCGTCTGCCCGCAGATTGAAACCTTCTCTTCGTCCGACCAGCACCGCTTCTTCTGACCCTTCTCGCCCCCCATATCATCCCTCAAGATGTCTACTATCAATGGTGGATACTATCTGCTCACTCTACTAGCCGTTAGATCGGGTATGCCGAACGGATAAATCACTGTGGCAACACCCAACCTTGAACACTGACCTGCTGGCCTAAGTTAAGTGCTATAGAAACTATTCGGAAGTCCGATGCGGACATTCAATTGATCCGACCCAGTGGCAGCAAAGTGCCGCACTGTGTGAGCTCAACGGCTCCGGAACCTCGCTATCGCAGCGAACGGCCGCAACGGCGGGCTGCGCCGCAGCACAACACCTCAGCTGGTTGCGTAATACTGCCGATTTTGCAAAGGGCGCTTCCTGCGCTTTGCTGACTCTGGAATCAATAAAAACTTGGATGCGCTACCGTTCCTAAATCAACGGCTCAGCCCTGATCGCAGTGCGATAGCCTCCGCTGTCGAGGCTGTGCTCTGCCTTAGTGATCAGCCACTCTCCGTCGACGTAGGACCGAAACCCGGCCACAGATAGCTTTGCCTCGGCCATCGCGTCAGGATCGCCCGGCATGGTGACAGATAGGCCGCGCCCTGCCCTCTTGAGCCGCTGCAACTCCGACGCTGCGGCCTGCTCTGCTGCATCCTTGTTCGGGAACCGGCGCTTGAGGCGTTGCTTTGGCTCGCCTTCACCCGCGGTGCATTCGATCGGTTTGCCTTTGCCGTGATCCTGATAGACCGCAACGACAGAGCCCGCTTTCTCTCGGGTTGAATTTTGGTACTGCCAGCGACTGATCTTCTTCGGCGTGATGCTGAGCACCGGCATAGGTGCGCCGGATGCCGTCAGGCTTTCACCACGCTTTGCCATGATCAGTCGGCCATTCCCCGGCTTTGCGATTGCATCATGGTCCCGCGCGATCCGAGACAGGAGATTGATATCGCTCTCGTCAATCTGGTCGATATGAGACAGAGCCACCTTTGCCAGGCTCTCAGAAACCGCATGCTCGAGGCCATGCTCTCCCGCGATCTTCTGCACCAAGGCGCTGATCGTGGTCCCGCTGGGCCAGCTGCGTTTCTTCTGATCGGTCAGCGCGGTCTTGCCGCTTGAGGTTTCGCCATTCACCGACGCAATACCGGTGATCGTCATCTGATCCGGCGGCCCTCCGACAATTACGTTGTCCGCGATAAACAGACCCATGTATTTCAGCTGAAAGGGATATCCGAGCCAGACCCGGATCTCGGCCTCGGCCTTTGGCTCAGCCAGCCGCCCGAATAAGGTGGTGTCACTCAGGGTGATCTGCACATTGTCAGACTGGACACCAGCTGCGTCGGTCAGCGAAAGGCTGATCAGCCTGGGGGCCAAGGTGTTGCTGATGTCTTTTCCGTCCACCTCGACCCGAAAAAACTGCCTGAAATCCATCAATCCCATAGGCGGATCGCCTCCGCTTCCTTGGGGGTCTCAATTTCCGGCAGCCTGATCCGAGTGCCCAGTGGCAGCACCGGCCCCAGAGCCGCAAGCCCTGGGTTGGCCTCGAGCACGATCTCAAGCGCCCCGGCTATGCGGTTGCCGTAATGCCGCCAGACGATTTCGTCTGCGGTTTCACCCTCTTTAGAACGGTAGAAGACTGCGGAGTCCGCCATCATATCTCCTGATGCTGATCGTAAATTCCTGTCGAAGCGGAGCGCCTTGGGTCGCAAAAATGCGTTGCCCTTCGCTGACGGATTCAACCACCCAAATGCCAAGCACCCGACCAGTGCCAGCGACAAGCGGCAGCGGAAAGCCAAGCGAGGCGGTGCCGCGCATCTTGTCGACCTGCCCCAGCCCGCCCCGAAAATGCGGATAGATCACTCCCTGCAGAGTGATGGTGTCGGACCCGAACCCGGTGAACTGCAGGGCGTCTAAAGCGCCGACCCGCTCCTGTGCGGCCCAGCGGTATTCGGTCGAGCGTTGCAAGCTCTGATATGCAGCATTGTTGATGCTGAATTGATAGGTGCCGAGCCGCAGCATTGTTCCTGCCATCATGCGCCCCCGTATTGGCCATAATCATGCGCCTGGTCGTAAAGCGCGCCAGCCTGGGCCGCTCTCCCCCTGCGTTCCAATTCTTCGGCGATCTCGTTCGCCGTCATATGTTGCGCGTTGATCTGGGCGTAGATTGTTACCGGTGCAGCTGCCGCAGGGGATGGCGCGGGTTGTACTGCCGGGGCTATGCGATCTGCTGCCAGCTGAACCTGCTGTATCATGGGCGTCGACACGTTCTCCGCTTTGGACATTGCGGATCGTAGCCCGCCCCCAATCGCATCTAGCAGCGGTCCGGCGCGCTCAGACAAGCGGGCAAGCCGTTCGGTTGCATTGGCATGCGCGACATAGCCCCCTTTTGAGGTCCAAATCGTTTCGGGGCCCTGCTCTCCTACCTCGCGGAACCCACGGCCGATGCTGCCCCCCAGATAAGATCCAGAGACCTTTTTCGGGACAGCTTTGCCTGAGCGCGGATTTTGGGTCGCTGGGGGTTGGGTTGGTCCAGAGGGATCACCACTAGCCGGGGGAGCTTCCCCCGGATCCTCACCAGTCAACAAGCCTCGGATTCCCGACCCGATGTCCTGAATACCGGCAACAGCCCCAGCACCCTTGTCGCGCAGCCAGGACAGGCCATCCAGGACCGGCTGCAGCTTTCCCATGAGCCAGTCAAATTTCTCTGCAAGCGATTCGATCACCTTACCTATTGCGGTTTTGATCTCATCCCACGCCGCAGAGATCCCCCCAGTGGATCCCAGCGCGTCGATCACTGGCTTGATTGTGCCGTTGTAGCCCTTCTGCAGAATAGACCCGATGCCGCTCACCACGGTGCCGATGGTCGCCTCGGCGCCCTCCCATGCCGTCGTGATGGCGTCCGTGACCCCCAGCTTATCCGTTACCGGCTTGATGACGTTGACCCAGGCGGTCTTAAATACCGAACCGATGCCATCAAGCACCGTGGTCAGGTAGCCCTTGGCCCCCTCCCAAGCGGTCGACAGGCCGTCCGCTGCAGCGTCCCAATCTCCGCGCCACACCCCAGTGATGAACCCGCCAACGCCGGAAAAAGTCTGTTTGACGTTCCCCCAGAGCTTCCCGAACCAAGGGCCGACCTGGTCCCAGTGCTTGTAGATCAGATATGCGGATCCGGCGATGGCTCCGACAGCAAGTCCTATTGGGTTCATCATCAGCGCACGGCCCACGGTGATAATGCCGGTTTTTACCAGCGCCAGACCACCTGACAGCACGCCCATCGCCCCGCCCGCGCCGGTGGCAAGCGGTACGAGCGCGGCGACAGACACGCCCAGCCGTGCAACCGCAAAGCCAAAACTGAGGACGCTGCCAATTGTCCGCGCGGCAAAGAGGCCGCCAATGATCATGCCAAAGTTTTCCCAGCCGCCGACCATCGTGGCTACCTTGGAAATCACCCCGCCGATGGTGGTGGATACCTTACCCATGCCCTCGACCACCTGGCCGATCACCGGCAAGGCAGCCTCAAGTTTCCGCGCTGCGGTGTCTGCAAAATCGGCAACATCCTCGCGGTTCGATATCGCCCATGCGCTGAAGGTCTTCATGGACCGCGTCACAACCGGCATCAGCTCCGCGCCGATGGTGTTTTTCAGGCCCTTGACCGTCAATTGTGCGTCGAGTTGAGCATCGGCAAAGGCCTCTGCGTCGCGGGCGGCTTTTTCGCTCAGCACATACCCCGTCTTGCGCGCATCTTCGCGGAGCTGTCGCAGAGCCTCAGAACCGCCGCCCAGCATGTTGATCATGCCAATCCCTGCACGGCTGAACAGCGCCGACGCGATGGCCGCGCGCTCTGCAGGGTTCTCGATGGTCTGCAGTTTATCCGCGATCTGACCCATGGCGCGCTCTGGCCCCATCGCAACCAGATCTCTTGCAGACAAGCCCATTTGGTCCAGCGCCTTCTTGGCAGCGCCGGAGCCCTTTGCGGCCTCGCCAAGCCGTTTTTGCATCGCCGTCAAAGAGCTATCGAATGTGTCGGTTGAAACCCCGGAACGCTCAGCAGCGTATCTGTATTCCTGCAGTGCCTCGATGCCGATGCCCAACTTGGCCGCAGTTTTTGCAACCTGATCGCCATAAGATGCGGTCGAGCTTGCCAGCACAAACACGCCAGCGCCGACGGCTGCGACGCCAGCACCAACGCGGCGGCCCATCCGCCCGAAGTTGCTGGTCATGCGGTCGAAACTCTCACCAACCCGACGGCTGTCGCGCATAGCGCGTTCCCAGCGTCGCTGCTTTCGGGCCAAAGCCTCCAAGGTGCGTTCTAGGTCTTCATATTCACGGTCGAGCGCTTCCACCGACCGGCCCTGTTTGACCAGATCCACGCGCTGTCGCGACAGCTCTTTCTGCCGGGCCTTTACCGACTTGATACCGTCGCCAATGTTCTCGAAGCCTGACCGGATCAGGCCAATGTTCTTTTTGAAGGATTTCTCGAGAACGCCGCCGATTGTGATGCTGGCGCTAAGGCGTTGTTTTGCCATTGATACCCCCCAGCCACCATTTGAACTGGCTGACGCTCATTGCGGTAATCTCGGTACGTGACCACCCGGTATGTCGGGCAAGGATCAAAACCCCTGCCCGGCAGGATTCAGGCGTCAGCCATTCAAAAAACCCAGCGCCTCTTGCAGCCGGTCGTAGTCTTTCATCTTGGCCACTTTGATTGCGTCGGGCGGCACCTCCGCAAGGTTTGCAATCAAGATCACCTCGGCAAGGGCGTTGTCATTCTTTCCCGTTTGGCGCGCGGCGATATGATCGCCCACGCTTGGCTCGCGCAATGTCAGGGTTGTGCGCTTTTCACCGTCGACGGTCACACCTTTCAGCAGGGAAACGGAAATGGAATCCTCTTCCCCGTTTGAGTGCAGGGTAAGGTAGTCAGGCAATTCGTCCATGAGAGCTCCTTAAATGCCCAGTGCTGCGCGGATCTGAGCGAGGCGATCCACGCCGCCGGTTCTGCGCACCATATTGATGATGTCGATTTCGGTGATCAGCTGACCACCGATGGTTTCCTTGAACGCCTCAAGCGTCATGTTGACGGTGAGGCTGGCAGTCTGACCGGGAGACCAGGTGCCCCGGTCAGGCTGGATGATCTTGCCGCGCATGTTGTGAATGACCGGCGTTACGGTCCCGTCCTCGCTTTCCAGCGCACCGCGGGCGGTGACAGGGATCAGCACCCCCGGCGCGATGCCCCAGAGGGACAGCACGTCCGCGCTGTAGTTGCGCAAGACAAAACTGGTGGTCATCTTCTCGGTGCCCATATCGATATCGATGGGGCCATCCATGCCACCGGCGCGGTATTCTTCAGCGGCGATTGACGGGCTGGCCGGGGTGTAATCCCCGATCTCACCCGCAAAGCCGCGCCCGTCGACAAAGAGATTGAAGTTTTTCAGGATGTTCCGAATAGCCATCAGCCCAGTGCCTCCGCGATGTATTCATTGGTGAGGTGAGAGCGGAACGTCACCCGCTCGGCAGGATAAGGCGGCGTGAAGTCGAAATTGAACCACACCTGCCCGTTCTGAATGCTGGTCGGCGTATTCAGATCCGGATCCGCCCAGCAGCTGCCGCCCAGCAACGCCCCCTGGGCAATCAGCGTTGCGATGAACCCGTTCACCCCCTCGACGACGTCATCCATGTAGGTTTTGGTGATCGCGCGGTCGACGGCCCACATATGCGCCCGCTGAATGCTCTCGTTGAGGACGTCAGCGGTGCGGCGCACACACAGGAACTGCCACTTAGGGTCAGCTGTCGGAACCCGGTTGCCCCAGAGGCGATAGCCATCTTGGCGGATGATGGTGGCGACGTCGTTTTCGTTCAGAAGGTTGGCCCGGCTGGCCTTATCCCCGAGTTTGAAGTCGACCGGCCGCGATGTGCCAATAATGCCAAAAATGCCTTGGTTGGATGGCGAAACCCAAAACCCCCGGTCATTGTCAGTGCGTGCGATCACACCAGTTACGCGGGCCGATGCCGGTTGATCTACCGGAGTGCCGTCGCTGCCGAGCACCTTGACCCATGGGTCAACCACATAGATGCGGCCGGAAGTGCCCCAGTCGCCAGCGTAGGCCTGCGCCGCGGCGTCGGTTGTGTTGGGCCCATCCGCGATGATCACTGCGCCGATGCGATCCGCGATCCCTTCCAGTTCAGCCACGACCGGGTTCGCAAGATAGGTGCCCGGATTGCCGCTATCCTCAAGGCGCTGATGTGTCCAGCCGGGCGCGCAAAGGATACGCGGAGCATGGCCGACAACGCTCTCAGCCCCCAAGAGCGCATGCACACCCTCAAACTGTCCGGTTGTGGCGTTCACGCCGCCAATCATGTTCGCGAGTGTTTCGGTGTCGTCGGCACCTTCCTCGATGCGGACGGCGATCACGACCGCGCCAATCTGGTCGAAAATGCCATCGAGCGCGCCCGGCAGTGTCCCGCCACCGGTGCCGTCAGCTGTCATATCCAGCTTTGCGGCCTCAGAACGGCTACCCGCGATCAAAACGGGCTTATTGAGGGGGAAGGCGTCCGCATCAGCTGCGGGCGCAGTGCCCACAATACCGATAACGCCGGTCGAGATTGTGCGGATCGGGCGCGGGCCTGTGTCGATCTCGAGCACCTCGACGCCGTGAAGAAAACCAGACATTAGAGCCTCGCTGATGATTGCAGTTCCCTGCGATCATGCGAGGTCGGCAACCTCATTCCCTCTGGCGCATTTTCCGAACGCACGCCCGCCCGATAAGCGTCAACCCTCCTGCGGCCAGGCGGCCAGCATGGCGGCCTTGTGTTCCGTGGTGGCGTAATCTGCTGCGATCAGGCCATCCAAGAAAATGCCGACAACCGCGTGCTCTCGGCGAATGCTCTGGGGCACATCGGTTTCCCACTTCATCCACAGCAGCTTGATTGCGGGATCTTCCCGCATGGCCAGCTCGCCCGCGTCATCCATGCCGGTGATGTGCCGGAACAGGGTCATAGCTTCCAGCTTGGTCAGGGGGCGGTAGACCGGATCGCGGGGCGGTAGCGGCTCAAGCGCCCAATTTCCATCCTGCCAGTCCAGCCGCTCGGTGGCCGGATCATAGGCGGGCCTGGCCGGGGCCGGTGCATATCCCGCAGCCGTCAGATCCGCCTCGGTATAGGGGGCTGTCCGCCAGCGACCATTGGGCAGGCGCAGTTTTGCCGGTGGCAAGGCCGGGCGCGCGCCATTCAAGGAATAAAGGGGCTGTGTCATGTGCTTTGACCTCACATCAGTTCATAAAGGTATTCGCGCCCCGCATAGGCGTTCAGAACCCGACCCGGCGCGAAGGCGATTTGACCGCTGGAATCGGGCAATTGCATTTGCCCCATGTATTCAAGTGTCGTGATGTCGCCGGGAGATGCGAACCGATAGGTTTGTCCACCATAACCCGAGTTTTGCGTCCGGTTTGCCGTGCTGATCAGATCCTGCCTTGGCATGAACAAGCCGTGCCCGCCGTCGTTCCAAAGATCCGGCAAGTGCTGGCTCTGATCTGGAGCATCGACATCAATGCCGGAAAAATCCCACGGTGTGGCCACGTTCCATTTCTCTAACGTGGTGACATAAGGGCTAGACCCCACCGTCAAAATTCGCAGGAGAAATGCCCCGTCAGGTGAGACGCAAGCATACCTCACTGAGGGTATCGACAGCTGGACAGCCGTTGTCAGATCCCAAGGCGTTGACAGGCCGTAGATGCGGCAAGGCGAGGATCCAAAAAAGGCGATGTGACTGCCATCACTTGCCATGGTGATGCGGTAAGATGACCCCGGCGACATTGGCGCATAGCTGACGACCGAGTTTGCCGGATCGCTGAAGTCGTCCCAATTCTGAATATCGTAGATGACGATATTGCCACCCGTGGTCGCCGAATTGATGATCAGCTTGCCGGTGCCATCTGAGTTGACGACAGTAAAGATCCCAGGAATGTAGCCCGTAGTTGGGGAACCCGGTACATCACGCGGGCGGATGGTTCGTTTCAGGAACCCCATTCCGGCAATGCCAGCGGCCCCAAAGCCTCCCCCGGCCTGACCGGCGCTGCCCAGCGACAGCAGCGGGCTGCTCAATGCGCCGTCATGTCCGACAACGCGCCTCATTCTGGAACCGCCTCTGCCACCGGACGGTCATGGTAGCTGACCCAGATATCAAGGGCGGCATCGGCACTCGCCACGAAGCGCAGTACGTCACCGGCCAAGAGGGTTCCGGGGCCAACCATGCTGGCGCGGGCGTCGCCTTCGGTGATGGTCTGGGCGGGCGTCACTTTGTAGGTCTCGCCGCCTGCGTCGATTTCGCAGGTCAGAATAACGCCGGATGCCGCGTCATTGCTGGTCTGGATGGTGGCGATATGGCGGGTGTGATCCGCCGGAACCGGCGGCATGGTGACACCGGCTTGCGTGACATGCGCCAGAAAACGGCTTGGGATGATGCTCATGGGGTCAGGCTCCTGCGATCATGGCGAGGTGTTCGGTGTCGTTCATTGTTTGGAGCGCGCCTGGATCAAGAGACAGATTAAGATTGCCGGAAAGGTCTCCACCGCCGACCAGACCTGATCCGGTGTCAATGCGACGCTCTTCTGGCACCAGAGAACCCGGTGTAAGAACGTTGATATTGAGGTTCTCGAGATCCGAAAAGGCGACCATAATGTCAAAGGTCAGCGCAAAATTCAGCGGCTTGGGCATCGGCACCGGATAGGTAACGATTGCCAGCATATTGCCCGCGGCGTCGAACAGCCCCGCCTCACTGATGATATAAGGGCCATCCTGTGCCGCGAAATCATGGCGGAAAAACGCGACGCTGCTATTGTCCGGATGGATCCCGGAAGCGATCACGGGGGCACGCCCAGTTTCGTTCTCAAGCGAGGTTTCCCCACCGGTGATTGCACGGGCACCCGTGCCCCAAGCGATCTCGGCAACGTTCAGTGCAGTTCCGTTTGCCAGGGCGGCAGCTTCCAGCTGGCGGCCCTTATTCGTCAGAAAACCATAGGGTTCGCTCATGCTGGCGCCTCCAAAATTGGTGAATAGATGTATCCTCGACCACCGGCAGTCATGCCGTAATGCCGAAAGGCCGTAATATCCGGGGCATCCGGTATGCTGACGCCGTTCCCAAGACGGGCTTTGATGATGACCGGGGCGGCCCCGCCATAGGTTTGCAGTGCGACCGGCGGTGCATCTGGTATGCGAGCGGTGTTGAAGGTGGCCCCTTTTGCGGTAGCGAAGGCACCACAATAAACTGGGGCTGGGCCGGTCACTCTCGCATGTGCAGTGTAGTGACTGCGTACAGGTTTGGCCGCATCGATCGCCCGCCGCAGTTTTACCAGTTCGGCGGACAGATCAGCACCGTTGCGCAGCATCGCCCGCAGGTCCAACCACACTTTGAAGGTGTAAGGCGCTGATCCATCTTCGAACCATTCAATGATCTCTGCAGGCGTGCCGATAGCCTGCAGAGCGCGCTTCACTGCACCAACGGTTCCCTTGCGGCGATGAACCTGCACGGACTGCCGAACAACTTCGCGCTTGGCGGCCTCGCTCCACGATGGGTCCCATTCGTCGACGGAAAACGCAAACGCAAGCCAGGGCAGCAATTCAACAGGGCATGTGTCTGGGTCCCAGATTGCCCGCAACGGCACCTGCGGCAAAAGGCCTGCGCGGATCACGGCCTCGAGCGCGCGCTCTTCGGCAGTTGCATTATGAGGAAGCAAGCTGTCAGACACCGGATCCCCCAACGGTTACACTGATCCCGGTGCAAAAGGCGGCACCGTCATTGCCAATCACGATATCCGCTGCTGGGCTTGTGAGCGTCACGTTTTGAACGCCCGGCTGGTGCAGCGCGGCGTAAATGCCCGACAATGTCACATCCCGCCCCAGTCGATGCTGCGCGGCGGCATAGGATGTTGCCGCCTCTTGAGCCGCGCTGCGTGCCACCTCACTATCAGGCCCTGGCAACACAATGAGGCTGGCATCAATTGAATAAGTGGTGATTGCGGCACTCTGGACAATCACCATATCGGCAAGCGGCCGCACGTCATCGGCGCTCAACACCTCGAGCGTGGATGCCTGCAGTTCCGGGCTTGCAGAACCATCGGCGACGCGCGACAGGATCGTGACAAGCACCTCACCCGGCGCCGGACTTTCGACGCTGGCATCTGCAATATCGGGGTGAGCGCTCAGAGCGTGGAAGATATAGGACCCTGCAGAGCCTGCGGTCGTAAGCCCCTCAAAAGCGACCAGCATTCGGCGCCGGAAATCATCATCACTTTCGAGAACCGCCGGGACTGGCGGCAATGCTTCTGGATTACCCGGATCGATCACCTGTCGCGCAACCCCATAACGGGCCGCGATGTTATCCAGATCCGCGCCAGTTGCTGTGGCGGGCATGACCGCCCGACCTGCATCGTTGATCTGCTGCAGCGTCAGAGTTTGGAAAAACGCGGCAAGCTCAACCAGTTTGAACGCCGGGTCACTTTCAACCAGCGCATCAAAGGCCGGGGCCCGCGCGCGCAACTCACCCAGCATGGCGGATAATGCTGCCTCATAATCGACAGACTGAACCAGATCTGGTGCTCGCAACAGCGACATATCGATGGCAGAGAATCCACCAGCCATCAGCGCACCTCAATGCCGTCGAGTGTTACCGGCTCACCAGTCGGCAAGTATTGGCCCTGGATGGACACAATGACCCCGCCCGGTTCAGGCATATCAACTGCAACCTGATCCAGCTGCAGCCGCGGCTCCCATGTTTCAAGCGCCTCATAGGTCGCCGCCATCATCTCAAGGCGGGTCGCATCATTCATCGGAGCGTCGACCAAGCGATACAGCCGACTGCCATAATCGCGCCGCATCACGCGGGTGCCGATGGGAGTGGTCAGGATATCGCGCACGGACTGGCGCAAATGAGCCAGACCCGAAAGCGGTTTTCCCGTGGATGCGTTGATGCCGTTCATGTCGCCATGATGGCGCAGACTGCGACACCCGGTCCTCTGGCGATTTTCCCTACCCCCCGGCGAATACATCCCCGGAACCGCTCGCGACAGCTGACCCACAATCGACGGGATCACCAATCCGGCCCAGCTGTTTGCCATTTGCATATACCGTGCTGGACCCTGCCCCTAGGCTGCCGCCGTGGCACACGGGTTGTGGATCACAATGCACCGCCCAGGCGTCGCCCTGCCTATGCCCGGCGATACCATTTATGAAAACTGACCCGCTGCCGCCGGTGCTGGCCCGCGGCGGAAAGGGGCCATGGCCGGTGCAGCTGTCACCTTTTCTGGTCACGCCCGGCATCAGTTCAGATCGATCCGGACACCGTTCACAGACACCCCGCCCGCATCGATCACAACAGACGATCCATTGCTGGACAAAGTGATTGCATCTGCGGTGATGGTAATCGATGAGCCTGCGATCTTCACGCGGTGTGTGGCTTCATTGGTTCCGGGTCCAGGGTTATTGCTGCTGAACACAGATCCAAGAATGACGCCCTGCGCCGTATCCCCGGATTCGGACAGGATGACGACTTGTTCGCCAATGCTGACCGGCGCCCAGACCGCGATTTCGGCTGCCCGCTCTGCCATCCACGCCAGCCAGTCACTTTCGCTTTCACCGCCAAAGGAGACTTTTGCCCGGGCCCGCCCCGTGTCCACCGCAGTAACAACGCCAAACCGGACTATTCCTTCCCGTACCTGCTCGTTTCGCGCAGCTGAATAACTCATGAATCACCCCCAACTTCGCTGTAGTCACCTTCCTGACCCGGCCCAATTTTCGGCGCGTAGCCGATCATCACGCGATCCGGTGTGACACCCTCGCCTGTCCATACACTTTGCCCCAGATCGATCTGTTGATCCCATTCGACGGCCCAGACCTCGACATTGTCGAAGTCTGGGTCGAAAGCATCCGGCCCGATGTAAGTCACCTGGGCAGGGCCTGCCTTCAGCGCCCAGCGGTTTTGATGCACCAGAACCCCAAGCGCACCCGCAAGTTTGCGGATTTCACGTTTTACGTTGTCATCCCGAAAGCTCAGAACCACACGCGCGGCCCACTTGGAGATGACCGGCAATTGTTCTGTGCCAGGGTCGTTATCCGGATCGACCTCCATATCAACCAACTCAACCAGGATGGCGGGCAAAGCGAGGTCTTTGCGCGGAGCGCCATAGTCTTCGACGGTCGCGACGGCGGGAAACTCTGCAGATATCTCCGCCTTGATGGCCTCATGAAGATTGTCCAGATCGATACCGTCAGCCATGTCTTACCTTTTGCCCACATTGTAGATTGTACGGGCGCGGATTTCGGCCCGGAAATTCTTGAAAAACACCTCTTCGATCTCGTCGAAAACCTGATCCTCGATAAAGATCTGGGCCTTATCCTCAATCGGCATGCGTTCCTCTTTGATCGGATAGGCCCGCTGAGTGGCGCGGCGCATCACGGTTGGCCGGCCCTTTGAGTTTTTGGCAATAAATGCGCCTGCAAACTGCTGGCCTGCATAGGAGGCACCGCTACCGGTGCGAAGTGCGCGCCCCTTAAAGGCAGAAACGCGCATGTTGTTGAGGCCAAACCACATGCGGACCTCACCCATGCCTTTGCCCCGCGAGAACCGGAACCCTTGCAGGCGTTTGCGCAGCTCCGCTGCCGTGCGCAATTCCAACTCTGTGCGCAGCCCCTTGCGCGCGCGGCTTTTCATTGTTTGAGCCGTGCGACGCAGCGCCCGGGAATAGGCAAATTGCAGATCCTTTTCGCTGGCGCCGAATTCTTCCGCGATCTTCGCCAACTCGCGTGCGTCGAAGTCGAAAGACAGCACTGCCTCAAACCCGTGCCAATTGCAGGACCGCCATTCCGGTTCCATCTTCCTGCGGATTGGTCAGCAGGAAGTAAGGCTGGCCGTTGATTTCGACCTCGGCCTTATCCTGCAAATCGGCAACATCAACGGCCTTGCAGGTGAAACGGGGCTGCGTTGCGTCCGCCTCATACTCGCCAAGTTGGGTATTGAAATACGGCTCGTCGAATACCCCCTTGATCTGACGCGGAACGCCTCCCCGCGGCGTGACAGTCGCCTCGATGGCGAAATCGTCAACCTGCAGGAAGGCGTCCAGATCATCCCAGGCGGGCGAAACCATCAGCTGCCTTTGCCGGGATCTTGCTGGGGCGCGGCAGGTTTGCTGTTGGCAGCCTTCTTGGCAGGCGCCTGACGCCCGGTGCCCTCTTCAATCTTGCCGCGCTTGATCAGCCCATGGGCTTCTGTTTTCGTCAGCGACACTTTCATTCCGGGTTTCTGGATCTTGCCCTCCCAGACAAACGCGCTCGCGACCTTGTAATCGGACTTCTGGGCCTTGGTCTGTTTTTCCATCTTCTCACATCCTTTCAGGGAGTATTCAGGCCCCGGCCCTAACAGGGCCAAGGCTCAGGATTTGTTCGCAGTCGTTAGCTGGCGTCGGTGCCGTAGCAGAGGCCAGCTGCGTGACGCAGGACAAAATCCGCATCCTGCATCGCAACCAGACGCAGGCGACCACGGCGGCTGTGCGTGTAGGGGTCGACGGTAAGATCCAGGCCACCCCACATGCCAACCAGCACATTGCCAAAGTCGCCGTGGAACACGTCACCCTGTTTGATCTGGTTGGTGACTTCGCCGCGATACCCGTTGACGGTGTTGTCGCTTTCCCAGATCGGCGCCCCATTGGTGCCAGCAAACTTCTGTTTGCTCTTGAAGTGACCGCGCATCTTGGCGTTCTGGACGTAGGCCATACGATCAACATCCGCATTGGCGGCGGCGATCTCGCTTTCCATCTGGATCACATCTTCCCAGGTCGGCATCGCCGCGCCACCACCGGAACCCGCGCCGCCGAAGTCGACCACATTCACACCATTGGTGTTGGCGATCCCCAGGGGCTGATCATCCGTGCCGGTACCGTAGAACCCCGCAAGGTCCAGAGATGTCGCAAGTGCAAGCGCCAGATCACTGCGGACCAGTGCCTCGATATCCATGCTGGTCTGTTTCAGAGTGCGCCGTGTGATCTCCGAATAGGCGGCCACAGTCTTCGGCGAGAACTGGCGCTGACCAAGGCTCAGAATATCCTCGGCGGCCTCGCCATCTTCGCCAATCCAGTAGCCAGTCGCGCCACCTTCCTGCGTCGGGATATCGGGATTGCCAACCAGCCCCATAAGAGGCGTAGCAAGACGCAGCAGGATCGCGCGAACCCGCAGCATCTGAATAAAGCTTTGACTCAGCAGCGGGTTTGCAATCGCATTGCCGCCAGTGTCCCCAGCCCCGACGCCGCCGGTGCCGGTGTTGAGCGGGGCACGCATCAGAACATTCATCGGAACCATGACGCCCTGCGCATCACGGCCCTGGGCTTCTGCGGCGGCGTCGGAGGCTTCAAATTCGAACGCCGCGGCTTCCTGGGCCGCCCGGTCTGTCGGATTGGCCAGCGCACGGATTGCACGCAGGAAAGAAAATTGATCGGCCTCGTCATCCGTCATACCGATATCGGAACGGTCCATGATCTGACGGTGATTGGTGCTGCGCTGGTGCAGATGGTCCAGCAGTCGGGCGTTCATATCCTCGACACCTTGACCGCTGCGGATCAATTCCAACGCCAGATCCTCTGCATCATACTGACTGCCAATCTCGGTCAGTTCGCGCACCCGGGTTGCTTCCTGCTCGCGCCCGCGTTGCAGCAGGGCCGCATCACCTGCACCTGCCCGTTCAAGCATTTCCACGACTTCGACAATATTGCCGTTATCGTCAACTTTTGCCCGGACAAGATTGCCCTCATTGTCGCGGGTGATGATGGTTTCCATCTCAAATTCCCTTTGCTGATTACCTGCGGCCTCGTTGCCCGCGCCTGTTTCATTCTCTGCAATCTGCCCGGTATCGTCCCCCGTCACCTCTGGCAGATTTTCTCCGGAACGCCCGACGCCCACGGTCTGATCTGCAGGGACTGCAACCATTGAAACTTCAAAAGGAGCCCAGCGGGTGACGGTCACCAGATTGGCCTGGCCGTCCCGTTTTTCTTCTTTGATCTCGCTGACGGAGTAACCAACCGACACGTGGCTGCGGATACCGTCCACCACGTCTTGAAAGATCTCATCGGCCCGCGCGCTGCGACTGAACCGAACGACAGCACGGCCAACCTGATCGGCATCGATCCGGGACGACACAATGACGCCGACCTGGTCGCGCCAATTGTGGTCCATCAAAAGCGCGCCACCATTGTTCAGCCGCTCAAGATCGACCGCTCCTGGTCCATGGGAAAGGACTTCCTCACCGAACCACCGCATGACCGGCGTCGTGGACGAAAACGCGAGCTCAACTGTGCGCGCCTCTTCGTCAATGGTGACAACCTCGGCCACCCGCTGCAGGCCCTGGCCTCCGCCACGCTGCCCAGCGTTGATCTGTTCAGGTGTCAGCGACCGCGTCAGGGATTTCCCGATCAGGTCACTCGGCTTACGCACTGTCGTTTCCTCCGCCTGCAACGGTTTCATCGGAGTCGGTTTCGACTGCTGGGACACTTGGGGACCCTCCTTTTGATTTCGCGGTGATCAGCGCTGCTATGACTTCGGGCGGGATGCCTTCGTCTTTCATCGCCTGAATGTCCTCGGCAAATTCGCGATACACATCACGCGGGTTGCGGCCCCGCTCGCGGATCACTTGGCCGCGGGACTTGAACAGGTTGTCGACCGCATCCGCGTCGGCCTTCACATCCTTGGAAGGGTCCATCCAATCCCACCGGCGGGCATGGAAAATGGCATCGAGGTATTTGGACAGGTGGCGAGGTGACAACGCCGCGCCGTTGCCCAAAGTGATCTTTCCGGCAACCAGCGAATACTCGAGCCATTTCTCAAAAACCTCTGAGACAAAGCTCTCGATCAGGCTTTCCTGGAGCTCTTTCCAGCGGTCCCGCTCAGCCTGCATGCCATGGCGCATGCTCGACAGGTTCACGCCCTCAAGATCATTGGCGAGATCGTTGTAAGCCGCCCCCAGTCCAGAGGCGACGCCGCGCAGGTTGTGCTTAGAAAACACGGCCATTTCACCATTGGGATACGGGCTCTCAACCCGTTTGAGACGCTGGCCTTGCAGCATCTCATGATAGATCCCCTCTTCACTGCTGAGCTCTACCTCTGCAGCCTCGCCGTCATCATCATCGCTTTCAGGCTCTGGCCCGAAACCTTCATCCCACTCAATCACGCCCAGCTTGTTCGCGCTCTCGCGCGCATTGGTCAGCGCCGCGCGCTCGAATTGATCCAGTTGACGCATCCGCAGAAGTGCCGTTGCCATCCAGGGCAACCCCCGCTTTTGCCCGATCAGATCCTCTTCGAACCAGTGAATGATCTGATCCGCAGGCACCCGAATGAAGGCGCGGCCTGCATGGGAATAGTCAGACTGCGACACATCGAGCGTGTGGAAGTAGTAATAAACCGGCCGCCCCATTTTGGTGTACTCGATGCCCGCCCGGATAAAACGACCATTGGGACGGCGGTCCTCATCGAAATCGACGGGGCAGTTGACCGGATCGAGGATCTGCAGCCCATAGCCCCAAGGCCCCGCGTCTCGGCCATAGACGTGACGTACCATGAATTCGCCATCGCTCGGCAGCCCGTTAACCAGTGTTTTCTGGATCTGCAGGAAGGATCTAACCCCCTTCACATCGCAGTTCTTGGCCTTGCTCCACGTCTTAAACGCCGCCTCAATTGCGCGGTTTGCATCTGCATCAGGCTTACCATCAGCACCTTGCACCTGAGCCTGCAGGATGAACCCTTTTTGACCGATGACATTGCGGCGCACGCTGCGCTGAAACGCCTTGCCATAACTGTTGTTCACCAGCTGTTCACGGGAGCGAGCAACCAGCGCGCGCCAGTTCCGGCGCACAATCTGATCAGCAGGAAGCGGTGACGTTGACCAACCAGACGTAACCCGATCCGCCTGCGCTGCCTGATACAATCGCGCGCCGCGTCGACGCGCTGGCGCAATCATGGGCGGCGCTCCCCGCTGCACCTCATCGGCGACTGTTGCTTGAGAACGGCGGAACCATTTTCCGATCATGGCATGCGCACCTTGATTGTGCGGCCCATGCCCCGGCGCTTACGGCTCGCACTCTTCGATGCCAGCTCTGCCCGATAGCGGGAACGCAGCTTCAACAGCTCATTCAGTGGCGTCCGCTGCAGGGACCGGTTGTTGATTTGGTAGCTCTGCTGATCGATGCTGGCCCGGTTTTCGATCACGGCCTCAATCGCATCGAGCACCTTGCGCACGTGGTCACGATTGTCGACACCAGCACCCTGCGCCGAAAGATCCGGCGCGATCCGCAGCTCGCCCACCTTGACCGTGATCACGTCTGAACCATCGGCCACCCGTAGTTCATAGCGGTAGTGACCGGGCAACCAACCGGCAGTCTCGCTGGCCGCTGCATGTAGGTTGTGATTTTCGCCGTCACTATCCGCCACCAGATCAATCTGGCTGGCGCCGCGCATGATCAGCGAAAGTCCCCATTCCGTCGCAGGGTAGACCGGCAGGCATACAGTCGCCCGAAAGGTAACCCCTGCCCCGATTTCAGCTGGTAGTGCGCCCACGTTTTTGCCCTATTCAAGGTTATGGCGCCGCCTGCGTTTTCGTCGGTTCGTCCGTCGGCGCTTTGGGCCACTGTCGGAGTTTGCGGGCGATGTATCCTCTGGCATATTTTCCGGAGCATCGCTTTGCGGTGCCTGATCAAGGTCTTGATCCTCGCCCCCCTGAACCTCCAAAGCCGTCAACAAGCGCTTTATGTTGGGTCGCAAGATGCTGAGTGCGGCATAAGCGTAGACGCGGCAATCAAAGGCCTCGTTTCGCGGACGCACCTTCTGCCATTCCCGCATCGGGAAGCCTTTCAGATATTTGGTACGCAACGTCTCCGCCGTGAACATGTCATACCAGGCAGGATCTCGATTTACCGGGAAGTGACAATGACCGGGGCCCGGGGCCGGGATCCGCGCCAGCTGAGCCACCACAACTTTGGCCTCATCCACACCAATCGAATGGAGCCATACCGGGCCCACGCCGCGCTGACGGATCTTGCTGGGTTGGGTCACGATGGGGCGACCCCAGCCCCCAACGCCTTTCACAGCAAAGATTTTGCGGCCCAGCCGCTCGCGCGCGTAATCATAGGCGGCCTGCGTCCGCCCGCCCTCGCCGCCGGTGTCCAGACAGGCGGCAGAGATCCGTAACTCTGCCCCGCTCTCATAGGTCCAGGTTTCCGCGAGCACCTCATCCAGTTCATCCCAGACGTCCCCCTGCAGCGGATCGCCCCACAGGACCTTGTAATCGACAGACCACGACTCTTCGCCCAACCCCCAAGCCACGATTTCGACTTCCAGCCGGTCATTCTGCATGTCGATCCCGGCGGTCAAAACCCCAGCGCCCATTGGCACCGGCGCACGGAATTCCTCCGCGCGCGCCATCAGAACTGATGATTCCAGCTGGTCGCCTGCCTCTTCCCACGTTTCGGCCAGCGACACGTTCACAAACGTCTGAAGATCCCCGGCAGCGCGTTTGTCCAGGAATGACTGCACAACGTCTTTCAGATACCGAAAGCAGCTGTAGAGCTCCGACAGATGATAAGAGGCATGGCCGCGAAACGGCTTCTTTGCGATCCACCCGCCGCCTTGGTCTTCTGCATTGCGGATCGCGGCGCACCGCTCGGCATCATTCCAAGCAGTGTGGCAACCCTCACCTTCGCAAAGATAGGTAGCGGTTTCTGGCAGGTGCTGCCTGTCGTCGTCTTTACACCAAGAAACCTGAGACCATTTCAGCGTCTGTTTATGGCTGCAATGAGGGCAAACAACGTGGAAGTGTCGCTGATCCCCCTCAAGAAAGGCGGTTTCAATCCAGCTCTCGCCCTTGATGGTCGGGGTGCTGATCTCCAACAGGAGTTTCTGATCGCCGAAGGTCGCAGCCCGTTGCCACAGAAGGCCAACCGGATGGCCCTCACCGGTTCGATCATAGCCGTCTGTTTCGTCGCAGACGATGAATGGCGCCGACCGGCCACGCATGGTCTTGGGCGATCCTGACCAGCTGAACATCAAGAACCCGCCGGGGTAGCTTTTCATCCGCTGGTTATTCACACCGTCGCGGCCACGTGGTTTTGCCAGAACGTTCTGCAATCCCTCGTTGGCCTCAACCATTGGATTGAACTTGGTTTCTAGCCACTTAGTCAGGTCACCCTGGCTGGGCTGCATCATCATCTGCGAAACGGGGTTGAAACCAATCCGGTAGGCCTGCGCGGCAAGCGCAGTCTGCGTCTTCCCAACCTGCGCGCCCCACATCAACGTGATGCGATCGCACCGCGAGTTGGCGGTCATGTCGATCACTTCACGCTGATACGGCGCATTGTCAAAGCGCATCGGTCCCGGCACGGCATTGCCGACCGGGATCTTGATATTTGCCTCCGCCCAATCTGAGGGTTTCAGATCCGGTGGCGGCCGGAGAAATTCACGCGCGCGCCGGGTTGCCTGAACCACCGCGCGTGCATTGGAGAAATCAGCCCGGGCGTTCACTCACCGTCCGCCCCCTCGCCCTCATCGTCTGCAAGCGCGATATCCGACTCCTCAACCAGATCCCGATCTGCAAGCGCCTCGAGTACGTGGTCGACCTCCTCCCGCAACACATCCTTGAACCTGGTTTCGTCGCTCTCGCCCATCAGTCGACGCGCGGCCCGTTGCGGCAGGACGTTGCGCAGACCCGCCCGCACCTCACCAAAAGCCTTCGTCAGGGCCCGTTCATATTGCTCGACCGGCACAACCTGTTCCTTGGCTTTCGCTAGGTCCAGTTCCGCCTGCTCTGTTTCCGCCGCCAACTTGCGCAGCAGCAACTCGCTCTTTGACGCATTTCCGGTGTGGCTTGTCTGGGCCCGAATATCGTCATCGCGCCAGCTGCGCACATCCGCCGTATTGAAGATCCACGCCCGACCGCGAGCCCCATGCTGAATGACAGGGCAGCCGCGGCTCACCCAGTCGTCAACCGTTGGCATGGACACGCCGTTGATTTCAGCCAGTTCGGTCCGGTTTACATTCCGCCCACGTGATTTTTTATTTTTTACAGACACTTAACGCCTCGCGAGAAAAAACCGGGCAGTCGCCCAAACCTGCCGCCACTTTACATTTCGGATCTGGATTGCTGTTTTATTTCAAACGCTTGGGCGATCTATATAATAAACAACCCTATACCCCAGCCGCACCCACACATAAATTTCTGCGCATATGCATACCCACAGGCCTTACCCCCCAGGGAGGGACCCGCGAAAAGGTCGGGCGATCAGAGAGACGAACGCGGCGCCGATCTGTTGTGGCGTCGGGAGCAGCCAGCCAATCAGAGCCACCAGCAGCAACCAGGCTGGCGGATCTTCTCGCAGGATCACGGTCTCAACGCGCTCGATTCTGAGCTGAGTATCGCCGGAACTCTGTTCGATATTGCGGGCTTGCGTGTCATCGATCCGCTGATCCTGCAGCGTGGTTTGCCCAACGGTCTGAGTATTGGCGCTGCCCGCCTGAACATTGGCGGCCACATTGGGACCACCCGCAATCGCCCCGGTGATAATCCCCGCCCCCTTGGCACAGGATACCAGAACCACGCAGAGCATCAGCAGCGACAGAGAGCGCATTATGTGAGCCCCTGCAGGCAGATTGTTTCTTTGCTATCAGCCCGTCGGTTCGACAGGCCACGCACGCGCTTGCCGCCCGCAATCACCCAACGTCGCAGTTCGTCACACGCGAGGCGATATTTGCCCGCATTGGCCAGACGCATCATCGTGGATCGACACACCGGACGTGATCCCACATTGAAGGCCAGTTCGAGCATTGATGCCTGAACACCAACCGGAATATCCGGATTTGTCATGCAGGCCGCGATCTCGGAATAGAAAGCCTGGACATCCTGCTCGAGCCGGTCGACGCATTCGCCCATGGTTGCCGTATCACCCAACCGCACACCATGGGTATCGCCGAAACAGATCGTCGGCACGCCGACAATATCGCGGTAGGCCTCAAGCCTGACACCTTCCCATTTCGCGATGAATGGCGTGGCCAAGGCAATGACCAGCGCGCCTGCCCCCACCTGTTTGACGAAACGGGTGCTCACAGCCCCCGATGTATCACGTCGGAATTCGGACAGCAGGTCGGTAAACCCAACCTGTGCGATCAGGCGGGCCGGAATGGCAAGAGCGTTGATCACCGTGGCAACCGCCGCGAAAATCACTGGGTCAATGCCCAGCAAGCCGGGAGACACAAGCGAGAGGAAAACAGGGACGGCTGACACCAGGCACGCGATTGCGATCAGGCGAATTGACCAAGCTCCTTTAAGTGTTTGCTTCCAGTTTTGAATGAGCTGCATGGCAAAGATCTCCTTTCACCCCTCACGGGGCGCTGCCCCGTTTATCTGCGGTGAAGGAATTCACGGATTTCACGAACATCCGTTCTGACGTCGGAAAGGGCCTCGCGATCCTCGTCGCGCTGCTTATCGCGCGCCTCGAGCGATTGCTGCAGGATCTCAATCTGCTTTTGATTGGTGAAAATCCGACGGACAAGCCAGACAGCACCCGACGCGGCCGCGGTCATCGCTGTCACTGCAAGGCCGGTTGATGCCTGTTCTATGCGTTCGATAAGCGTCATGCGCGCGACCCTCTGCCCTTTTGGACAGCATCGCGCGTCTAGAAATCGAGTTCCTCTGGCAGGTTTTCTCGCGTCATAGGCCGTTCTCAATTAGGTCGACACAAGGATCTATAATATCCAAGATAGGAACCCATGAGAACAATGGGCCCGGCCGAACTTCCCTGTCACTTCCATCTCTCCAACATTCCAATAATTTGTCGTATTGCCAATCTAAATCAAGTACTATTTGACTCCCCCAATGAGACACCCCTGAAAAGTATCCGGCATATCCATCGATCACAGCAGATTGTACGCAAGCTGAGTTTGGAATGTCAGATTTCTTAGATTTTCGCAAGGCGTGCTTGGTTGCATTGGAGGCTTCTCTCACAATCCTGAACTTCCAAGCGTGAGCATTTGGTGAGCATTGAAGGCTGTTTTTGAAATTAACTTCTATTTTTCCACGACTTTTCTCATTTATCGTGTAAACATCCACACCCTCAAAGGCGACATGAGACGCGTAAGCGTCAATAGACCAAATAAGAGCAAAAGCTTTTGACAAACTGTCAGGTTCAGATCTAAAAGAGGCAACGGTTGGATTCAGTACTTTATCTTTAAAATCGTTTGGACTTAGCAT